GGCGCCAAAACGATTTATCTGATTACTGCTGCCGCTAAATAGATTTAAACTTGCACCTGGTGTTTCCTGCTTAGGTGGTTTAATAGGTGCAATAGCATTGATTAGGGCCATACCTGCCATATTTAAACCAATACCAGCAGCAACTGCCCAACCTGCAGCAGTTCCAAAACCTGTGGCTCCAACCATAAACGAGCCAAAGCCACCAACTGCACCAGCACCAGCAGTAAAAACACTAACGGCAACAACTAGTGCAAGAGTCATTAACATTCTACCACTACTGCCGCCAGTAGCCATAACTCTATAGGCAATAGTTTGCCCTGGCAACAATCTAGTAGTTTGCCAATTTTGTTGTTGAATGGGAACGCCATCTACTAAGATTATAATACGTTCCATTAGTCGGGTACTTACACGATATTTTTCTTGAATATATTGTGTAAGTTGATAAATACTAGTACCGGCTGGTGCCCAGTCAGTAACCACATTCTGCAACTGTAGTGGATGTGGTGCACCTGTTAATTGAATCTTGCCGGGGTTATATTGGTAAATACCTTCCAATCTACGATTCCAGCGAATGTTATCTAATGATTCAATAACACTGTCCTGACCCGCGCGAGCATGTAAAAACTTACGATCTCCAACATAAATACCTACGTGCGTAGGTTCGCCTAGGATATTAAATACACAAATATCTCCGGCCTTAGGCTCCTTAGTAAGAATCCAAGATTCCTTAGTATGTGCAACTAATTCCTTAATAACTAAATCTTCGCTGCCCAAATAGGCACCATCTAGCGTAGGTAATTCAATGTCAAAGTGTTCACGATATACCAGACAAGCTAATCCCCAGCAATCAATTCCTGCCGTTGTCCTGCCGTTGTCCTTGTAGGGTAGTCCAATATATTTATTATACCACATTAGAATAATCCTGGAAAGTTTTTGGGTGTAAAGTTATAGGCAGGAAATGGTTCTGTGTTGTAATTAATCATGCCAAGATTTAGGGTAATGCTTTCAGCACTATAACTGGCGCTGGTAATGTAAAACCCGGAAAATGTAGCTTCTACAGTATTAAGATCACTACTAGTACCGTCGGATAGTACTAATTCTAACAAGACTTTAACGGGTCCAGTTAACTGTTCACGAATAATTTGTATAGCCTCTGGGGTAACAAAATTAAATTTAATACTACAATTGCTACTGCCATCCTGAGTTTCACTGGGCAGTGAGATTTCCATTGGCAAGAATACGTAGTCGTTTAAACGACTACGTACTCCATACACAATTTCTGCATCAGTTTCGCTTAAGCGCTTGTTAAAATTATCTGCTAAGCGTATAACTACTGTGGTACCATCAAGACTATAAATGGTCAGCAACATAACAACTGCTTGCTCTGTTTCTGACGAAAACATTGCACGAATAGCTGCTGCACTAAGTGTACTTAATCTGCTCATGGTAATACTTCAAATACTAGGTCTGTTTGCCAGTATCCTGGCGCTATATAAGTTAATTTAAAAAACTCGCCGTCACCTTGTGGCACAATTCTAACCTCCACTGTAGTATTAGTACGTGGATGCAAGAAATTAAAGCGACGGGTGCCTCTAAGATCATCGTTAATAAAGTCTTTTAAAACACCGGCTTGTTGACTAGTAAGTATAAATTGAACATTAAGTACGCTGGGTCTAGCACCACGCCTACGCATTTTAGCCGGGCCTACGTCCATGGGGGAACGTAACACGTTAACCCCCACAGACTCAGTAAACCCCTTTTGAGGTGATTGAGGAAAATTATAGGCAGTAGGCCATTGATAACTCATCGATTATCTCCTAGCAAGTGCGGGTTTATTACCATATGTACTAGACATGGACTGTTGTACTGGGCTGCCCTTAGTTGCAATTTGTTGTGCAACTACATCACCCACAATAACCTCAATAGTGCGATTACCACGACTATCAATAGTTTCATTAGTTTTTGCTGGTTGACCAGTGTGATTATTAACCACAACGTTAACATTGCTAGGTTGTGATTGAACTCCCAGGCTGCCATTTTGATCACGCTTTAGTGGCATAATGGCTTCGGGTCCTGCTTCGCCCATTAATCCGGTTCCAGTTGCAAATTTAAATAGTGTAGGACTATTTACTATACTATTAGTAAATGCACCACCCATTGCAAACTTGTGAACTGGATAACCTTGATCAAATGCTCCGCCTTTAGCAGTAGGAATTATTGGACCTGTATAAGGCAAAGGACTACTAGCTATACCTTGACTCCAATCACTACCTGCTGTAGGATCTGCTAATTGCTTACTAAAGTTTGATGAACCAAATCCAAATAAACTCATTAGTCCAGGACGTGCTGCTTGATAAAGTGCTAAACTTTGCTGTTTTAATTCATAGCGCAGTAAATCACTAAGCATTGAATTAATTAAATCTTTAAAGTTTAATTTACCGGTTTTAGCAAATTCTGCAATTGCATCACCCATACTCAGGAAACTATTTTTAAATATATCGCTATAGGCTTCTTGTCTAGCATTTAATGAATATGTTAATTCAACCGCTTGTCTGCGACCTTGATTAGTCTGTTCAACTAATTCAATTTGTCTGCTCCAATACGCTTCTGCAGCTGCTTTTTTATCAGTAAATTGTTTTTCTTCAGCATCACTAACTTCTTTACCTAGAGCTGCGGATATCATGCGTCTAACATCTGCATCTCTATCTAATTGGGCTAGTGCTTCTGCCTTATTACGATTAGCATCTAATAAATCTTTATTAGCTTGTAAATCAACTTGACGTAATTTAAGTGTAGCTTCCCCAGATTTAATCTGTTCATCAGTCAAGCCTAACATTTTAGTATTAATCTGAAATATTTCTGATTCTGTACTAAGTGCTTGTTGCCTAATATCTACTTGTTGAGCTTCGTTTTTATAAGCTTGTTCTCGTATAGTTGCTTGTTGCTTGTAACTATTGTCAATAGCTGCTATTCTTTGTTTAATAAAGAAAATTTGTTCTTGTTTATTCTGTACTTTTTCTAATTGTTTAAATTCTTGTTCAGCATTATATGCAGCATCTGCATATAACCCGGAAAGTTTTTCATCATTTTTAAACTGTTCGGCTAAACCTTTGGTAACATCGACTTTATTTTGTGCTTGATTACGTTTAATAGCCATCTCAAGTTGATGCGCTTCTATTTCTGCAGACTGTTCCTGTGCTAAAGTCTGAGTAGATACGTAATCAATACCGATACGTTTTAAATCATTTAATTCTCTTTCTAAACTTAACAATTCTGTTAGATTTGCCAGACGCTTTTGATCTTCACGATTAATTAATTCTGATTTTCTTAACTCAAAGTCAATAGTATTTAGCACTAATTTTTGATTATTGTTCTGTTCAATTAAAGCCTTATTTTGTTTATTGATTTCCTCTGCACGCATTTCTTCAAGAGTAAAAATTGCAGTGCCTGCATTTTTATTTGCAGCTACTGCTTGTTTTCTTCTAGTTTCAATATCATCAAGGACTTTTTGATATCGCTCTTCCTCTTGATTTAATGCTTTGGCACTTTCCACTTCTAGTTTTTTAACTTTTAGGTCATTTTCACTAGCAGCAAATGCAACTCCTTGAGCTAAACCTAACTTATCTATATATTGCAAAAGTTGATTAGAATAATCTAGCCTGTTTAATTCTAGTTGATTTAATCCTTCTGCTATAGTATAATTATATTCCCTGGTTTTTGCATCAATCTTATTATTGTTTCCAATAGTTTCCTGTAGTTTAATTCTTTCTCTATTTTGTTTATTTTCTTCTACTGTTGTTTTTAGTGCACCTAGCTGTTGTTCTTTTTCTTTTAGTGCTGTTTGTAGTCCTTGAGATGCTGCATCACTAGCAGACTTACTAATTTTAAACTTAATTCTGGCGATTTCATTTTGCGCAGCATCTACTTTAAGTCTATCTTGTACTTCTTCTACCTCAAACTGAGCCATTTGTTTTCGTTTATTAAATTCCTCATCCAGGCCTTGCTTAGTTTGACCTTCTAGATTTAATCTTTCTAGGGCAGCTTGTTTTAGTTGTAGCTGAGTCTCTAATCTTTTTGTTGCTGCTTGTTGTGTTTCTACTAAAGCACCCTCTTGACCGGCAACTTTAGCTTGTTTCTCTTTTTCGCCTAAAACTGTACGTTGTGTTTCTATACCGCGTCTAACGGCTATTGCTTGAACAACGGCGTTTGCAGGGCCAACTTCTAAACCAATTTCTGGCTTTAATAACTTTTCTAGTTCGCTAATTGGTGTAGATAATTTTCCAATTACTTTTTGAATACTTTCAAACTGTGTACCAGCAGTATTTAATTTGGCAATTTGATCAATTTCTGGTTGAGTTAACATTCTTTTTTGAGCAGCAGCCGTTTGTAAAATAGTTTGTTTTTGAGACTCTATTAATTGTTTTTCGCCAACTAATCTACCTGCATTCATACTATTAACTAATTCTGCACTAAGCTCTAATTGTCTTTCTTGTATTTTAAGATCAGCAATATTTAGTTTAGCATTTGCTTCAGAAATTCCAGAACCAGTTACTCCACTTAATATTGCGCGCGCACCTTGAATTTGTGCTTGCTCTTGTGCAAGTTTAGTAGGTCTACTTAACAGTTCTAAGGATTTTTCTATGCCTTGTGAGGCTACACTTTGAATACTATCTTTTAATTTATCCAAGTATATCTGTTTAGGTTTTAATTCTAATTCAATAACACCTATTTGCTTTTCAATTTCTTTTAAATTTTGAATAGAATTTTGTTTAACAGCAGCACTTTGACCACCAGCACCAATACTTTTAACTAAACTTTCACGATTATTTTTTAATTCCTGCAATTTTTTAGAATTTTTCTCTACCAGTTTAGAATATGCTTCTAATTCAAAAACTAGTGGTTCTATATCCTTTAGTTGGACGCCTAAAAGTTCAAACGCTTTAGGGTCTTTCATTATATCTTGCAATGCAATAATCGACGTAGTGGGATCTTTAAATAAATTATTTAGCTTTAAACTTGTTTGAAGTAAATTATTTCCAAATTGTGATATTGGATCATTATTAATCAAGGTGTTTTGTAAATTCTGTGCAGCCGTACTAGATGTTTCTAGACTTTGTTTAAAATCTTTGAGTTGATTATTTTGTTGAATAATAACAGCGGATACAGGCTTGATAATGTCTTGCGCAGCTCTAGAAATTTTTGTTATATCAAATATGGTTTGTTTTTCAAAAGACTTTTCAATACTGTCGCTATCCAGTCTAGACACTTTTAATACTGATTTGAGTTTTTTAGTTAACTCGTCTTTGGCTGGTCCTTCGGGTATTAGTTTTAATTGTTGAACAATATCTTGTGATATTTTTTCGCCAAAATCAGCTTGTATACCAAATCCAAAAAATCCTTTAAAAGTTTCTTTTGTACCAGTAAACATACCCATCTTTTTTAAAGCAGCATCATATTGATCTGCTGCTTGCGTAGCCTGATCTCCCAAGTCTTGTAAAGAATTAGCTCGGGCATTCATTGCTACACTGCTAATTGTATTACCAAATTTTTTATATACTGCTTCAGAATTAGTTAGTGTAGAATTTAAAATATCTAAAGTATTATTTAGATCGCCTAATTCTTTACCAGCGGTGCTTAATGCTGCATCTAATAAACTAAATGCAGTTATAATAATACCAACTATACCGAATGCAGTACTTAATGCACTAGCAAAAATACTTACACTTGTGGCTGCTGCATAAAAAGTACCAGTAACTACTGTACGGAATCTATCCCAAGCACCTAAATTTTGGGTTTGAGCAATATTTTTCTGTAGTTTATCTATAGCGTAACTGAATCCACCAACTTCGGTATCTGAACTAACTTGTGCTAAAGCACTAAGTCTTTCGGCTCGTGCACCCGCAC